GATCTTCTGGATCGACCTGCGCGATACCTTGCAACTGCACGGACGGGAGGCCCGTATGCGGCAACGCGTCCAAGCCGAGCGACGCAAGCGTCGCGGAGGGATCAAATCCAGCCTGCACGAGCTTCACGGCGATCGAGGTCTTCTTCTCCAACTCGGTCAGGTTAGCCGCAGCAAGATCGACGTTCGCAAGCGGCACGCGGTAAACGTCGCCACCATCCGCCGGCGGCATGTCCTCTAGCCGGTGAATGTCGTTGATCGACAGAAAGCCCGACTGGATTCCGGTTGAGAATGCTGCGTATCGTGTAGCCTGGTCGCCGCGAAGCAAGCCGTCGACGTTGATCTTCAGGAAGGCATCACCGGGAATCAGGTTGCTGTAGGCATCCTCGATCTTGACGATGTACGGGCGTAAGCAGTACGTGACGAAGTGAATACCGTTCATCTCGACGGATGCGTACGACATCGCGCCGGGAGTCGTCACGCCGAGCAGCGCTGGCGGACAACGGAACGCGCGCGCGATCTCCTCGGTGCTGTATTGGCGAGACTCCAACATCTGCGCTTCGTTAGGTGCTGCCGATGTCTGCGAATATTTTGCGCCGCCGAATAGCACGCCGGGACGATGCGACCGACGAACCGAGCGGTGCTGCTCCTCGAACGAATCAGAAAGATCCTTAGCCTGCTCGCGTGTCAACGCGCCCGGAAACTCGATCACGCCTCCCAGCGTGCTGCCCTGCCCGAAAAACAACTGGGCGAAGGTGTCGAGCGCCCTACCCAGCCCGAGCGTGTCGCGGATCAGATCGATGCGGCTGCGTCCCCGAAGTTCGCCCGGAAGCAAGAGCTCGGTGAGGTGCATCATCTCATCATGCGGAACAATCTCGCGACCGTTGTCGATCGAATACTCGACGCGGCGGGTTACGTTGTTGCGCTGGACTTCGACCTTGCGTGGGTTCAATACGACTAGCCCAGCGATGCCCTGATCGTCCCGCAAGATCCGAATGAAGGCGTTGCCGTTCATCAGCAGCGAGATCAGCACCTGCGAGAAATGCGTCGTCCGCGACATGCCAACCTCGGGCAAGTCCAGCCAGACGGGGCGCGGATAGTTTACGCGCTCGGTCCCATCGCGGCGGAACGTGTCGATCGGTAGCGTCGAGATCGAATCAGCGATCAAGCGCACGCAAGCGTAGACGGTGCCGAGCTTGAGCGCCTCGTCTTGGTTCATTGTGACGCCCGAGTTCGTCGTCAATGCAAGCGAGTCGCCGGACGCGAAGATAGTCTGGAACGAGATCGATCGCTCCTCCGAAGTATTGCGCCCGAAGAGTCCGCCTAGCATTCGTTAGTTCCTCTCAATTGCGACGGCGAACGCGATCATGAACGCTCCGGCTAGGGTGATTCCTGCTGGCACGAACACCAGCCCGACACCCGTCGAGATAATGATCGCGCCTAACACTTGTACTAGTATGATAGCCGCCCTAAAAGGCGTAGAATCCCGGCGCACTTTGTTCCCCCTCTGTTTGTAGAATAGCCCCATAGTTAGCCATCACCGCAGCGACCAGAGCATCGATGCGTTGACGCTGACGGATCTTGCTGATCTTCCAACCCCGATCAGTCTGCGCGGCAGCCGTCGAAAGAACGTGCGCCGCGAGCTCGGCGTTGTCGCCGGCGTGAACGATGCGCCCCTCACCGAGCATCGAGTAGAAAGCCTGGTAGGCGTCCGCCATGATCGCCGACGACTGAACCATCGTCACCATTGTCACGCCCTCATCGTCGAGCGCCTGCGCGGATCGCTCAAAAAACCGGGGATCGTAAAAGACGCCGGCGACCGCGTAGCGCGCCGTCAGTTCGCGGAGGTGCGCCTCGACATCGGCGAGGTCAACATTCTTGCCGGGTTGTGGCGTCCAAATCTGCGCCTCGATCAGCACCTTCTCATCATCCGGGCGCTGGTACGCCACCACGCACGCCGTCGCATCGTGGACGATGCCGACATCGATCCCAATCGAAACGCGCGCACCGTCCGGGATCTTCGCATCCCGTTCGATCGCGTTATTCCACCAGTCCGCGCTGATCCATGTTGACGACCCTGCAACCCAAACGCAGCCGTGAAGTTGTAGCACTTCCTCGATTGATAGTTCCGGGTTGTTCGCTTGGCGCTGGAGGTAATCGTCTGTGATCCACGATGCGGGATTCGCAAGCCGCATATTCGCTATATCACTAGGGTCCTTCGTGGGCGCCGAGTAGTTATAGATCAGCGTAGCCGCGTCATGGTTTCGGCTGATCGTCAAGCCCGGAGTCTTCTCCACATCGCCCACCGCCTCGTTACGGCTGACCATCCTGCCGAGGATCGACGTGTCCCGCTCGTTGGCATCGCCGGCGGTCGTGATCGTGAAAGTCTGTGTCTTCTTTCGAGCGCCACCGCCAGTCGTCAAAGCCGCCCACGCCTTGCGTTGGGTTGGCTTCGTCCAAGCGTGCAACTCGTCAGCCACAACCAGACTCGGACTGTAGCCGTGGAGGGTGTTCGGGTCCGACGCCATGCGGAGAATCTTGCCGCCACCATCGGCGCGAGCGATCTCGCCAATGTAATCACGAAGAACGACCTGCCCCGCCAGCTCTGGATTCTTGCGGATGTACGCCGTGCAAGCATCGAACAGCCTGCCGGCCTGCTTATCACTTGCCGCTGCCAGCAGGATCTCCGGCTGGGTGTCATCGGTCAGCAGACTGTAAAGCGCGTACGCGGCGAGCAGCGCGGTCTTGCCATTCTTCCGGGATACACATAGCGCCAGGCTGCGCCACTTCGGCGTCAGCCCGTCCGCCGACTCCATCGCCAACGCCTCGCCCATAAAGTCGATCTGCCACGGCTCCAAGATCAGGGGCTCATTAGCAAACTGGTCAACCGACTGGACGAGGTACGCCTCGCACCACCACGCGAAATGATCGACGCGACTACCCGGCGAATACTTCGTCCACGCCGGCTTTGGCTTTGCAACGGTGCGCGCCACTAGCCCGCACGCTTCGCAATAGTCACCAGGGGCGGCTGACGGTCTTTTGCGGATGCTGAACCGATTGGGCGCCCGATCGTCTGACGCTTTTCAAGCGATGATTGGATCTTCTCTCTGGCAATTGGGGTCAAGCCATACTGCTCGGCAAACCGGAGAAACATTGCATGAGCTGAACGCTCAATTGCTAATGCTGGATGCTCGACAATTTGACCCATAGATCCCAGGGCAAAATAACCCTCTTCAAATAGAACCTTCCTCGCGCGCTCGGCTCTGGCCCATTGGACACTTAGGGCGATGAGAGCGCTGCGGTCTGCCATATGAACGATCCCAGTATTGCAAAGAAGATCCACAGTATCGCTCCAAAACTCCAGCGCTTCTGGTGGAAGATCGGGGGGCGGAATGGGCATCGGCTTTATTGCGTCATCGACCGCAGGAATCTGATTTATCTTATTCATGTTTATCTGTTGTCAATAAACGCAGTCGCTCAAAATGTTCCAAGTTTTCAATTTGGACTTCCTGTTTCGTAAGCGACGCAAGATCAGATGCCGCAACCTCGTCCCCGGACCTCATGCGCTCGGCTATCCGCAATCTAACGACCTGCACCATTCGCTTGCTGTCGTCAAGACTACGCATTGCCACTAGCGTTCTCGTAGCGCCTTCGAATCACATCGCAGTAGCCAGGATCGAGTTCCACAATCGCAGCACGCCGACCAAGAGCATCGGCAGCAATCAGCGTAGACCCGCTCCCACCAAACGGATCTAACACAAGATCATCGCGCTTGGTGCTATTGCGAAGAAGCTGGCCAACAAGTTCTAGGGGCTTCATTGTCGGATGTTCCGCATTCCGTCTCGGTCGAGGAATCTCAATCACGGTTGTCTGCTTCCGGTCGGAGTACCAATTATGCGGACCACCGGGCGTCCACCCATAGTAGATAGGCTCGTGGCGATAATGATAATCAGAGCGACCCATCACCAGGGAGTCTTTAACCCAAACAAGGCTGTGCTTCCATACGCCCAACTCCGTCATCACGTCTGAAAAGGCTAGACCAATCGGACCATGCGGCGCACACACGTACCACGCAGCACCCGGCTCCGTGAAAGTTAACGTGGCACCAAGTGTCTCACGAAGAAAGTCGCGCAGCCCATCAAGATCAAGAGAATCGTTCTCAATTGTTTTGCCACCAAGACGCTTGCGTTCCTCGGGACTAAGCGCACGAAATCCACCGACCACCGCTATGCCGTAGGGCGGATCAGTCCACACGCAAGCCGCCTTCTCGCCGTTTGTCGCCAGATCTAAAATGTTTACGTCGCTCGAGTCTCCACACACTAGGCGGTGTGGACCAAGTTCGTAAACCTCACCAGGGACCGACTCTGGCTTTTCTGGAATCCTAAAATCATCCTCTTCGTTATCGGCAAGCGGCGCCTCCATCTCAATCATCGAAATGGCTCGTTGAATCGACTCGGCCGTCTCGGGCAGAAAAGAAACAACCTCGGCGATGCTCATGTCCTTAAGAACGTCATCCAAAAGACGCGCATACGCTTCCGGATCATCTTGACCACGCGTTCTGTTTAGCGTTTGTGCAAGCACTCGAGCCTTTGAATCGTCTACCTCAACGACGACAGCTGGAGCGGTTTCCATACCAAGCTCACGGAAAATCGTCAAACGATGATTTCCGCTCAGTACCTCATATCCGCTACCCGATGGATGCACTCGAACGACAAGATTCTCAACGACCCCGAACTCTTTGATGGAATGCCGAACCTTCTCAAGTACTTCTGGTGGTACTCGGTTGGCATTCCAGTCGGCGTTGTGTAATTCGTTAATCTTTATATTTTTAGCAATGTAGGACATTGGCGCTACCTTTCAGAAAAAGCGGGATCGCTTCGTAGTTTCCGTCCCAGAAGTGCTGCGCCGGGGTGCCTGTGCAATCGCGTTTGCGACATTAGACCCACCCTCCGGGGTATACACGGGGGTCTCGGGCGCGTTCATCGCTTCTCCATAGATGTGTACGCCTCGGCGCGACGCCCCTTAGCGTCGCCTCTACGGCTGTTACAGGAGCGGTGCGCCGGAAGCAGAATCGAGTCGGGATCGCCAGGCTGAACGTGATCCGCAGTCCACGGATCACCATCTATCGCACCTTCGCCACACAGCCAACAGATCGTTGCGGTCGCACGAACCTCGGCTGCACGCTTGCGGTAGTCGCCGCGATAGTGCGCCCGACCCGCCGCCCTACCCGCCTCCCGCCTACCCGCACACGTCTGGCATCGCGAACCATTCGCAGACAAACATC